GACATTGCCGAGCAGAACGTGAGCGAGTTTGCCGCTCGTGAGATATGGATGAATGAATGGCTGCGCGATCTCACCTGATACATCCGAAATTACTCCAAAACCTTGCGGACTTCTATCCGCAGGTTGGCACGGTGCAACGCCTCAACGCGGCACAGGACACCTATGGGCAGCCGGTAGAAGCGTGGCAACTGATCAGCAGCCGCCTGATCAATATTCCGTGTCGTGTCTCGCCTGTCGCTGTGAGCGAGACAGATACCGCTGAGCAAACGTATGGCACGATCACGCATCGCATCGCGTTGCGCGGCGCGTATCCAGAGGTAGAGGAGCGCATGCGATTTGTCTCGAGTGGGCAGGCATACGATATCCAGGGCGTCCAGACTGATCCGCAGACCCGTAGCACGTATCTCGATACTGAGATTGTACGTGGCGAGCCGGACACCGTGACGCTGGCGAGTATTCCGACGCTCGCAACGGACGGCGACGCGATCATCGTAACCGACGGCGGCGTCGGCTTGTGGGTGGTGTGATGGCAGAGAACGAACTAACACAAATTATCGAACTCACCGAGAGCCTGACGCCTGCGGATGATGACTACCTGCCCATTCAGGCGCTCGCGGGTGGTACTGGCAGCACGAAACGCACGTCTATTGCTGCCATCCGCGACGGTGTGTCATTTGCCACGTATCAGCGGACGCTGTTTGTGGCAAAACACGGCGCCGATAGCAATGCGGGGACGAACCCCACCGAGCCGCTATTGACACTGGATGCGGCCACAACCGCCGCCGCTGCGTTGTCTCCAACAACAAGCGACCGCGTGGCGATTGTCGCGCTGGGCGCGGGCATCTACACCGAGACCGTGACGCTGCCGTCGTTTGTGGGACTTGATGCACGCATGTCGCTCATTGATGGCACGCTAACCATAGGCGAGCACAACCTCGTACACCTGTGGCGGCTCCGGGCTACGGCAGATGGGCAAACGCTCATCAACAAAACGAGCGGCACAGGCAACAGCGCCGTGCATATTTCCGAGGTTGATGGACGCGGCGACACCGGCACACGTGACGGCGTGCTCTGTATCGATAATCAATCGGGCATACTCAAGGTCAATAGTGACATCATTACTGTAGGGCTGAACGGCGAGGGCCTGGGGGATGGCTCGCCCGATTTTGGCCATACGCACGTGCATACCCGCGACCTGTATGCAGGAGGCAATGGAGCCACGCTCATACGCGGTTCTGGCGGTGATGCGTTTGTCGTGGTGTTCGCAGATCACATACTCGAAATCGGCACGCTGACGGGCACCACAGGCATTCGCATCAGCGGGCCGGGCGATGTGACGGTGATCACGGGGCAACTCAAGATGACTGGCGGGGATGCCTACAACATTAGCGGGCCGGGCCTGCTGCGGCTGCAAGCGATGGAGGTGGAAGGCAACCGCGTGGGCGATGCTACTATCGAATTCGCAGATGACCGTATCACAGCGGGCAACCTGCCCACGTCTAGTGCTGGCCTGCCCACGGGGGCGTTCTGGAATGATAGCGGTACGCTGAAGGTGGTGACGTGATGACACAAAGAACCACAATCATTATACAAGTTGTGCTGCTGAATATGGTCGCACTCATCATCCTGGCAGACTGGATACGTAATCCAGAGGCAACCGAAATGCAAATGTTTCAGCGGCACTGGATTTCAATTGTGCCGCTGCTGCTGGTGTTGATCATTATGTGGGTTCGGCGGAAGTGATATGAGCCTAACTGTTCAAAAAAGCATCTTCTATCTGTTGCAGCAGTTCGTTGCTTTCGGGGGTGTCCATGCCGATCTCCTTCAAACAGTCCAGCGCCGCGCCCATACGGTTCAATTCCATTCCATCTCGTATCCTGAGGTCGTCACGTGTATCGGCATCAAGTTTTTGCATTGCCTCGCGCCGATTGCAATTATGCCAATTATTCAGAACATGACGAGCGTCCTGAATAACTTTATCCCGTTCGCGTGTGCTAAACATCGCCTTGCCCAGAACTTCGAGTTTGCGGTAGTGTCGCCGCATAAAGGGCAAGCGTTCTACACTAGCAAAGTGTCGTGCGCAACTGATGCCAAACAGGCATTCCTGTGCGGAGCCGTACAGTTGTTGGAGCGCGTGACTATAATGCGCCGGGCGATCAACGCATGAGCCATATCCGTTTCGAGCTTTACTCAGTTCTTCCAACCAGTACCGGCTTTCGGGATTAGTGTTAAAAAACATGTACTACATCTCCTTGCTTATCATATGCAACGATTGACGACACAACCGAGCAACGCACTCGCTGAAACTCTCACCGGGCTGCTGCGCCTCCTTAACCGCTGTGTAGGTATCAGAGGGCAGGGTGATGGCCCTCTTGACGTAGCGACCTTCTGGTTTGGGCGGGCGGCCTGTCTGGTTGGGGCGCCGCCCGCCGTGGGGTCGTTTGGTCATTGGCTACACCTCCTGATAGGTGTAGCCATTGCTGGCAGCAGGGCTGATGCGCCACGCGGCCTCGTAGCAGTAGAAACGCCAGCCAGCGTGCAGGCTGAACTGCTCACTAATCACGTTGCCATCCTTCACGTAGCGAGGGAACAGGTTTTCCTGCTCCCACAACTCGATGGCGAGCGCGTGCGCGGCGACCATATGGTCGGTGCCGTGCTGTCGCTCAATTGCGACCAGCAGTTCATTAAGAACTGCTTCGCCATGCTTGCGCGTGGCGTTGATCACGTCCGCAGACTGGCAAATGGTGTGGGTGAAGGTGGGAGTTGACATTGGGTGCTCCTTTCAGAGCTAGTGGGCTTCGCACGTTGCGTGCCCGTCGATTAACTTGCTTACAATCATACCATAAGCAAGTGTACTTGTCAAGGCTTTGTGATGCGGAATAGGAATTGATTTATGGCAAAGCGCACCGTGACAATTGAGGGACTACCCGAACTCAAGCGCAAACTGCTAGACATGTCCGAGGAGATGCGACAGGCGAAACTGGAGGCGGCGGTGCTCACCGGCGGGCAACCTATCAAAAACGAGGCGCAGGTGAGGGCGCCCGTCAAGACTGGCACGCTTCGCCGCGACATCACGGTGCAGATCGTTGAGAGTACCCCCACAAGTGCTATTGCAGCTATCGGTACGAGTGTTCCCTATGGGCCGCGTATCGAGTTTGGGTTTAACGGACGTGACAAACTTGGACGGCTCTACAGCCAGCCAGCGCAGCCGTACCTGCGCCCGGCGTTTGACCAGGAACGCGAAAATGCCTATCTGGAAATCCAGGACGCGCTACGGGATGCGATAAATGACGCCATCGATTGAGCAGGGATTGTGGACATACCTGAAGGGTAGCATCACGGATCTGCGGCTCTATCCGGATAGACTACCGCAGCAGCCCGATCTGCCTGCTGCCATCTATCAACGCATCAGTACCACGCCGTCCTACACACACGAGGGCGATACCTGCACCGATGATGTACGCATTCAGATCAGCGCGTTCGGTGTGCGCCGTATTGATGCCGATGAGTTGCTCGACAAGATCCGCACAAAGTTGTCGGGCTTCTCAGGCGATATGGGCGGCGTTCGGGTGGGGCGCGTGTTCCTTCGTAATCAGGTGGCGTCATACGAGCCGGATGTGGACTATTACGTGTCGCGGCAAGATTACATCATAGGACGGGGATGATAGCAGTATCGACAGCACAACTGGAGCGGCTCGGCATTGTGGCACGCCAGAAGCCTTTTGCGCTCATGAACGGCACAAGCGGACGTGTCGTCGGCCCGGTTGACGCGGTGTATGACGCACTGAAGTGGGTCATCAGCGTCGGGCGGAATGCGAACGGTGGGCACGTCTCAGTGGAGATTGAGCACAGCCCGGACGGCGATGCCTGGTACGCATACGAGCCGTCGCTGATCTACCAGACAACGAACGCGGGCGAGACGGCATATATCGACATGACGCGGACGGATGATGTACCAGCGTCAACGATTGCGCTACGCGCCGTCATTCGCGGGCAGTTCGAACTGGACTGGCAGCACGCCGGGGTAGAGGTGGTGTGCCGCTATGTCTAATGTCCTGATCGCCGTCCCCATCCATACGGGCATCCATCGCCGTACCCTGGATAGCTTGTTTCAACTGCAGCACAGCCGGGCATACCAGTCTGACATTGTGATGCTGCGAGGTGGTGACGAGTATATAGCCGACGCGAAAACGCGCATCGCGTGGAAGTACAATCAGGCGAGAGATATGTGCTTACGTGGTGACTATAATTACCTGCTGACTGTCGAACAGGATATCGTATTTGAAAAGGATGCCTTGACGCGGATGCTTGCCACGCTAGACGAACACGACGCCGATGTCGGCTATGCGCTCTACTGTTTCCGGCAGCCGCCGTTCTACCGCTGGAATGCGTTCCCGGCAATGGATAACGTGACGTTCACAGGTCAATCGCTCTCATTTTTCCCAGAGCGGGCGCGGGCCGCGTGGGGCAAGGTTATCGAGTGTGAAGGGCAAGGCAATGGCTTCACGCTCATTCGTCGCCGCGTCCTGGAACGCATCCGCTACCGTGTTGAGCATCGCATTGGCGAGGGCGCCCACTCCTCACAAGACACCTATTTTGCTTTTGACTGCCAGATGGCAGGCGTTAAACAAGTGTGCGACACAAGCATCGTCTGTGGGCATATCGATCAGCAGGGCGGCGCGTTTGTCACGCTGTGGCCGGATATCAACGAGGAAAAAATGCACAGGATTGAGGCATGAGCGAGTACCCAACATTAACCATTATCACTGCACTGAGCAGGCCGGGGTATCTGCCGGGTATATTCGACAGTCTGAACGCAGCCGAAGGCCACAACCTGGATATCCGGCACTACATCATTCATCCGCACGGCGCTACACATCCGGGTAATGGGCGGGCCGATATGGCGCGCAACGTTGACGCGGCGCTCTCCAGTATCCGCGATGGCTGGGTCTGGGTTTTGGACGATGACAACAGCGTGCATCCATCGTTTTTTCGGCGGCTCGAGGAGGAAATCGCAGCGCAGCCGGAGGCGCGGGCGTTCGTGTTTTCGCAGGAGCGCGCCGACGAGCGGCGTCTGTTGCAGGCCGCGCCGGAGAACGTTCGCATCGGCAGTATCGATACAGCGCAGTTCGTGCTGCGTCGTGATCTGATTGGCGACCTGCGGTGGTGCGAACTGCCCGTGCACGATGGGATTTTCATCCAGGAATTGTATGAGCAATGTCCGGAAGACTTCCGCTTCATAGACGAAGTATTGTGCTATTTCAACCGCCTGTCTCACGGCGTGCCACGTCACGTGATGGTCAATCTGGGGTGTGGTAGCGACGTGCGTGATGGCTGGATTAACATCGACAGCGTGCCGCGTGCAGGTGTCAAGGCGCACGACATTCGACAGGGATTACCGTTTTTTAACAATAGCGTTGACTACATCTATGCATCGCACGTCCTAGAGCATCTCGACTATTCCGTCGCGTTGAAACTGATTGACGAGTGCCATCGGGCGCTCTTGCCTGGTGGCGTCGTGCGGCTCGTACTGCCAGATGTGCCGCGCCTGCTGGCAGATTATGTACGCGGGGACGTGTCAGACTGGCAGGGATTTACACAGTTCGTCTGCTCTGCCATTCCCGGCGTGGAGGAACCACAGCCGATTGATTACGTCAACGCTGTCATTTTTAACGTGGCACGCGATCCGCACCGCTATGTCTGGGATGTGCCGCGCCTGTGCGATGTGCTGCGAGCGGCAGGCTTTGCCACAGCGGAGCCGGTTGCATTCGACAGCCGCATCGATATCGATGACCCATTTCGTACGAACCATAGTTTTTATGTAGAAGCTCGTAAGGAGGGCTAGGATATGGCAACAATCACAGTAGTCGAGGGCGTAGGGACGTACCCATCGCTGGCGTCGGCAAATGGCGCGGCCACAGGCGCGTGGGTTGACCTGGACACGGGCGCCAGCGCGAACAGTTTCAACGCCAAAAAAGGCGATGTGCTCATGGTCTACAATGACGCGGCATCGTCGGGCGATACCATCAGCGCAACCGTGGAAGGAACCAATAATCCGTATGGCGTGCAGGCCGATAAGGCCAAGGAGGTCAACGGTATGGACTTCTGCATCTTTGAACTTGAGGTACTCGAAGGGTGGGTACCCGACGGTGGCTCACTCGTGTACCTGACAGTTGAGGAAACTGGCACCGCAACGGCGAAGGCGGCAGTATTCCGCCCGAACCAGGGCTAAAGGAGGGCACCATGGCAAACTGCCCAACGACAGGGGATGCCATCTGGGCATACGGCACGACGTTATGGCGCTCCGATGGCGACGCCAATAACCCGCAATGGGAGCGCGTCACATATATCAATCAGATCAATCCGCCCGGCGGCTCGACCGCAGAGATCGAGACAACGCACCACGATACGCCTGATGGGTTTACCACGTTTATCAGTGGCCTGAAGACCACCGATGATATTGAGATGGTAGTGAACTGGCAACCGACCGAGACATCACACCGGATACTCTATGACGATTGGATTGCAGGTTGTAACCGCGACTGGAAAGTCGAGGTCAAGAGTAACGAGAACGTGATTGCAACGTTTGAAGTAACGGCGTTCGTGATGAGTTTCAGCATCGAAACGCCGATTGATGGTCGGGCCGTGGCGAATGTCACGCTTAAACCGTCGGGTAAGCCGACATTCCAATAGGGAGGAACCATGCTGCTCACACGCGAGCAAATTGAGACACGAGAGCAGCGGTACCGCGATATCCCTGTCCCTGAATGGGGCGGGGATGTTCGCATTGTGCCGATGTCAGCCGCAGACTTGCAGGTATTTTTGAAGGCAAAAGAGGGCGGCGATGTAGCGCGGGCGGGCGTGCAGGTGTTGGCACGCGTCATGATCGGCGAGGATGGCGAGCGGCTCTACTCTGATAAGGATGTCGATTTGCTCTACAGCCTGCCAGGGACAGCGGCGGTCATGGCAACACTGCTACCTGAAATCCTGGAGTTTAGCGGCGTTGATAAGGCGCGGCAAGAGGAGCTAGCAAAAAAATCCGGGAGCCTCAACGGCGTCTCCTCTATCGATTAGCGTTGCAGGCGGGCGGGCGCTACATCGTCAATCCATACGCGTTGCTAGAGGAGATGAGTGCAGAGGCGTGGGTGCTGTGGCAACTGTACTACGATCTTGATCCGTGGGGTGAGGAACGCGCCGATCTGCGTTCTGGAATGATCGCGGCGGTGATCGCTGAAACAAACCGCGACAAGAAAAAACGTCGCAAGCCGTACGCGCCAGAAGATTTTATGCCTAAATTCGACAGGCCGCCGCCCAAACCGCAGACGCCTGAAGAGCAGGCCGCTATTTTACGGATGTGGGTACAGGCGTTGGGCGGCGAAGATAGGACACAGGCTGCATAATGGCTGATGTGTTAGAACAATTGAATGTCCTGCTCTCTCTGGACGCGTCCGAGTTTGATCGCGGTACGCGTGATGTTGCCAACCGTGCGGAGCGCAGCGGCAACCGCATCAGCGGCGCGCTGTCTGCTGGAATGGGCGCGGCGGCGACAGGCATCGCGGCAA